ACTTACGGATATCTAATATATTATCTAAGCCTACCTCTGGCTTTGTTTCACGATTCCCAGTAACTTCGGTTCCCTCAGTTAGTACAGCCTTGGCTGGCTTCTTGATTTCGCCTTCCATTACTGTTGGTAGGTACTTGTCAAAAGCTGTTGAAAGTTTAGAAGTTTGTACACTTTCTAAAAGTTCTTTCATTAGCCCTCTCTTATCAGCACTTAAAGGTGCCAATAATTCAGCCATCACCTGCTTGCGTTCCATAAGATCTTTAGTAACGCGAATTTCACGTTCTTTAGATTCAACAATAGTAGACTTTTCAGTAATAGCCTGTTTAGCCTCAGCAAGTTCTTGATCTTTCTTTTCGATAATCTTTAACAGTTTTGCTGTTTCAGATTTTTCATTTAGGAATGAACTAGAAAATTCCTGAGCAAATGCTTCATAGATCTTACGACCAAATGCATTGTTTCTAGCACTATCAATATCTTCTTTCAACTGATTAATTTCACTTGTAAGTTTCTTAGTGATAGCATTTTCAACAACTGTAGCACCACGCTTGATGAACTCTGCTTTGATTTCTTCAAACTTGGTCTTAGCCTCGCGAACTAATTTAACCTTAGTTTCGGCAAGATCTTTTTTGTCTTGTGCGAATTCGTTGATTTCTCTTGCTAAAGCATGAACAACAAATTGTTCTAGTTTTTCAAAATTTTCCGAAACTTTCTTACGATCGCTTTGGAATTCAACTAATTCTTTACCTAACTGATTGATAACAAACCCTTCTAACTTCTTAGCATCTTCAGTCATCTTTTGGTGATAACGTGCTTTTGCTTCTGCTAGAGATTTTTTATCAGTTGCCAGCTCGGCCATTTCAACGGCCAGTCTCTCGCTTAACATCTTGTCGATTGCTTCAACCATTAACGACTTATCGTGCTGGTATTTTTGAGCAAATTCTTCACGAAGTTCAGCGGTAACTTGGTCGCGATTCTCTTGAATTTTAGTAGCCAATGCGGATTCAAGTTCAGATCCAACATCTTCTGAAATAACTCCACTTTCGACTAACTTTTTGAATGCGTCCAACATTTACTTTTCTCCTCGGGCTTATTTTAGACCTTTAATAACATTAAGGAGAGTCTCCTTAAGATATTTCTGGGCCTTTGGATCTTCTTTTACTTCTTGTGCAACCTTAGTAGCACGATATCCCTGGCGTGTGTTCATGAGATGTTCATAAACAGGAGTAGGATATGCGCCAGGCGCACTGGGCTGAGCAACTACGTCTACCGTGATGATCTCGAAATCAGACACATGGCCGTTCATGTCGTTAACATTGCCGCTACCACGAGAACTTACACCAAGTTTTACACCGCTCTCGAGCATGGTACGAATTAAGTTACCCATTGGAGTTGGAAGGATTTTCATCTTTCCATATCCGTTCGGACCCTCCATCCACATCTGAGTAATCATATGTGACACACGGTCCAAATTAACTTTTAAATCATCAGGATGATCAACTTCGCCTAACACCGAATAACCGTTTTGAATTTGATCGTTAAGTGTTTTCACAGCACGCTCAATTTCATCAACAGGATATACACGTTGGTTAGCATTACGAATTCCACCTTGTATGGCTATACCTTTTAGATATAAAGTCTTACCATCTTTGTCATCAGACTCAAGCACTGCCTGAGCCTGATCAAAGGTTAAATTTTCACGTAGATATGAAAGAGTCATCCGTTATCTCTATTAGGCGTTACGACCAGGAGCGCCATTGATAGGACTCTTTACCTGTCCTACACTGGTTTGACCTGCTTTATCACCTGTTCCTGAACCTACTGGTCCTGGACCTGAGCCTTTCTTCTCAGCACCATGTCCGCCTGCAACTTTAGATAATTTCTTAACTCCAGTTGTAGAACCGTCCAGGTTAGTTGTTACACCTTTTGTAAACTTTTCACCGCTTTCAGGGTTGATACCTTTGCTTGGCTTGTTAGGACTTGTTCCGGTGTTATGACCACCTTCTTGTCCACCCTTACCACCTAAGATATTGTGTGCTGTAGCGCCTGTTGTAGGCTTGCCTTTACCTGAACTGATAGGAGGTTTTGTGTTTTCTGCTGTAGGCATGCTGTCGCCTGTATTCTTACCAACGATAGCACCTTGTTGCTTCTGACTGTTCTTATCCCAGTCGTTACCAACTTTTTCAACATACTCGCGTGTCATACGACGACCTTCAGCAAAGCCCATCATGTCTTCAGCAGGCTTTTCCATGTCAGCGTCACCGCCCATATCATCCATTCCGCCCATGTCGCTGTCACCACCTAGTGTAGCAAATGCTTGTTCTAGTTTGTCAATAGCGGCTTGGATTTCCATCTTAACTTTTTCTTCTGGATCTGATGGCATTTCCATGTCATCCATACCAGCATCTGCGCCTAGATTATCTGTATCATCTTGTGGAGGCATTTCATCATCGTCACCGTCCATCATGTAACTATCTTCTAGTTCTTCCATGCCTTCGTCGGCTTCTTCGTCATAACCTTCGTCTGTTTCTTCGTCGTAGGCTTCGTCAACTTCTTCTTCGTCGTAGGCTTCGTCAACTTCTTCTTCGTCTGCGGCTTCGTCAACTTCTTCATCAGAAGCTTCATCTACTTCTTCGTCTTCTTCTTCTGCGATTAGGTTTTCGTAAATATCACGACTTTTTTCAACAACTATCTCGTGGAAAAGTTCATTGGCTTTATCCATTTCTTCGTTCACAAGATAGTCTAATAATTGTTCAAATTTAGACATGTCCGTTCATCTCCTTTATACTGTAGCGGCAAGGCTGTCGAGTATATTTACAGAGTTATCTTATAATATATATCAAATAGGCCTAAAATGAATCATTTTGACCTAAACTTGGCAGAGTTTTACCTCTGATTGACAAAAAATTGTAAAGTTTCTTTTACTTTACATCTGACCTGCGGCCTCAGGTGGAGGAGCCGCATACATTTTTCTAATTAAGAGAAGTTCCTTACGCTTTTCTTTATCATGTGCCTCGCCTGCTTTGCGTATTTCGTTTAACATTTTTAATGTTAGTCGTACTTTACGAACGTCGGAATTTTTTAATACCGTAGTATCGTTGTGGCTCAAATAGCGATTATCCTCTACAGGGTCTACGCTATTTTTATCAAAGTATATGAATTCTCTTAACAACATAGTTTTATTTATTAGGCAGGCGCAGTTGTTCCGGGAGCAGGAGTTTCTCCTGTGGGTTCGGCGTTAGGATCTGGTCCTAGTTCTGCTGTATTACCTCCTAGGTTTCCTAAATCACCACCTATACTATTTGCCGTTATGCCTGCGCCCCTAAGTTCTGCGCTTGCGTTTAGGTCTTGTTCTTCATCTACGTTTTCTTCTTTCCACAACTTTTCATTTTCAGCCATTTCTTCAGCGGTTAAACCTAAGAATCGTTTCATGGCGAATCGCTTGCTTAGATAAGGAACAGCACTAAGCGTTCCGTAAGTATTAACACGGGCTGTATCCATTTCAGCTTGTCTGTAGCTAGCAAAGTTTTGTGGAGGATTAAATTTTAGGTCAAATAGGTTATTATCTATATTGATACCTTTGTTAAGCAGATATAATTTAAACTCTGTATCAAATGCCTCATGCATCATAGATTGAAGTCGTTCGCAGTATTTGTTAAACCTAAGTTCTTGTATATAAGCAGTTCCCACTCTTCCATCATTGAAATTACTGCCTCCATCATCTGGGCCTGTAGGTAAGTAACTGCTAGGTATGCGTAAAGCACGGAACAACTTATTGGTAAAGTATTTGAGATCATCGATTTCCCCTAAGTTTGTTCCGCCTGGTAGAATCTCCACTTTACTGCCTCTACCTTCTGCTGTTTGTGGAAAGAAATAATCTTCGTTTATGCTTAAAGGATTGTATCCGCTGTCTACTACAGTTTGGCTTCCACCTGTATTACTGGGAATACGGCGTTGATTAACCTCGTTTTTAACACGTTCAACAAAACTCATCGCCAAGTGGCTGGGCATATTGCCTACGTCGATATAAAACACACGACGTTCTGGAGCACGTTGAACACGATAGATAATGATAGCATCTTCTAATAGTTCTTTTTGTTTGAACACTTTAAAAATACTTTCTAGTAAACTATTACCAAAAGGAAAGTTATTATCTAACCCTTCACTCATGGAAAGATGTATAACATGTTCAGCATCTATTGTGTATTGATTTTGATTTTGTTGAAATCTACTAGAATTTACACTACTAGGATAAGCTCCAACCATACCTCTAGATCCGCCTGCGCCGCCTTGACCTGTTCCATAACTTGCTCCAAACTGACTTCCACCTCCGTGAACATTGCTAGGTTGTATAGCTGTAGCATTAAGTTTCTCTAAGTTAGGATTCCAATCACGAATGACATATTGTTCAGGTTTTTTACCTTCACTTTCATTAACAATAATTTTATCTACCTTAGCTGGATCAATATATAGCCAAGTTTGTGTTTCAGGATCTCTAACAAAGAATACATCTCCATATTTAAAAGCATTACGCACTACCTTAAACATACGAACATGAAATTTGTTTAATTTTGTCCATTGCTGTAGATACTTTTTAATAATTTTTATTTCAGTACCAGTCGCTTGATCTTTAAAGAAAACTCTAAATGGGGTACCATTTTCTTCATTTTCTTGAGTGCAAAATTCAGCGAGTATATCAAGAGCCGCGTTAACTTCACTGTCCCAATCCATGGTGTCATATTGACCATAACGTTCAAGCCGATTAGGATGCCCCGAGTAAACATCAGGCAAATAGCTAGAATAATTTGTTCTGCTGCCAGTCGGACTGGTCAAAGACATAGAGCCACTTATAGGACTCATTGATCCAGATGTATTAACTGGAGTAAAATATTTTTTCCATGCCATATATTATGTTGCCCAAAGATTACCTGAAAGAGATTTTGTAGCAACTAAAGTATCAGCAGTATTAGCTGCCACCTGTTTTGTTGCTCTAACCAGTTCTGCAGTTAAGCTATTTAAGCGGTTTATACTTTCTGAAAGGCCAGACTGACTTGCTGTGTCTACAATTTGTCGCATTTGATCCTGGGTGACCACACTTTCACCTGCTTGTATATTAAGAGTAGCAGATTCTTTTTCCCACCAACTGCCTGTCATGCCTATAGTTCCACCGTGTCTAAGTTCAGGCATTTTCCAATCTTTTTTCTCATCGAAGCTAAGTGTTCTATAAGATTGGATCATAGATAACAATTGCTTAGTTCGATCTTCAGCAGTAGCGTAAGCAAGTAAATCAGCGTTTGTAGCCGTTCCTGATTCTTTTTTCTTAAGATAATCTTCCATTATACGAGCTTGTTCTTGTTTTGCTCGTTCCATAGCTGCTACATTGCTGTCCTTACCAATCATACCTTTGGTATTAAAAAATAAAAATCCCGACATCATGTCAAATAACATGTTTACACCACGTTCAAAGTAAGGTTTAATAAAATCAATCAATCCATCAAAGGCTTTAACTAGATAGGGCTTTACAAAATCCCAAGTTTTTTCTATAGCACCGATAACCTGTGGTTTGACTTTTTCCCAAGCAGGAGTAAATTCTTTTATAACATTATCAACTCCGGTTCCTAGACTCTTTAAGAGTTGTTCAAACGCAGCAGCGAATCCTCCAGAACCATATGCTGATCTCAATTTTCCTAATTCTCCTCCCAGCCATTGAGCCATTCTAGTAGCGTTAGGGATTAGGAAATTTAAAAATAAGGTGCTAAATTCTTGTCCCACCTGCATGAAAGGGGCTAGTGCTCCATTTATTATACTGTTTATTGTTAATCCAAAATTACGAACGGCTAATTGGGCTTCTGCAGCACTTGCCGCACTGCCTTTTCCTTGGGCACTCTGTGCCGCAAAGACTTCATCTAATATTTTTTCTCTATCTTTTTGTGTTCGTTGAGCATTTGCTAATGCCGTATTAGCAAGATTACTATTAATAACATTACGATTATTTTGTACGGCTAGTATTGCTCCAGTAGTTCCTAACTCACCTATAAACCCATTGTATGCCTGTCCTATACGCGAAGCAGCATTCATTTGAACTTCTAACTGTGCCCTGCTACCTGCCTGCATGTTTATTACACTTTCGTACATGGTCTGAACAAAGTTCTCAGCTTGACCTTGTGTTTGAATATAGAATAATTGACTAGCTTCTGTAATAGGAGTACTGACAGTGCCGCCTGTCATAAACATCTGTTTCAGTGCGTCGCCGGCTCCTTCACCACCTTGCTGTATGGCAAATTCTATAGCCTGTAGTGCACTTTGACTTTGTTCTGGTCCTAGTCCTTGAGTAAATGTTCTCCATGCGGCATCAAATGACTTTTTCTTAAGTTCTGCTTCTAAAAATTCTCTACTTTTACCTGTAATTTTAGAATAAGCATCCATCTGCATGGTCATGCGGGCAACACCTTCTGCCATTTGATCACTGTTTTGAATTCCTTGACGATCTAGTCTGCCTGTGTTTGCCATATATACAGCAACCATGTTCGCAGTATTTTCAGCAGTTAGGCCGAGTCCCATTAATTGACTACCAAATCTACTAATAACCCGTTGTTGGACATCTACCATTTTATTCATGCCTCGGTCAACATTACCGCCCATTAGTCCAAATGTTTCACTGTTGTTTCTAACAACACGACTAAATTCGTCAAGACTTAAACTTGCCCTAACAGAAATATCTCTTACCTTAGCCAATTGTCCGCCAAATGATGCTCCTGAGGCAGTTATATCCCTATATACCGCTAGTAGTCTTTCATTTTGTCTTTGAAAGTCTGCCAATATTCCCATTAGTGTGCCAATACCTAACGGTAGAGATCTAAAACTATCATAAAAATCACTTAGGTTAGCTGTACCCTCTGCTGCCTTTTTACTAAACTCATATAGACCTTTTACAACACCGGTAACCGAATTAACTAAAGTTCCTAAGATTGTTCCTATTGTTTGAAATACACCACTTATCATGCTAGCCGCTGTGGCCATTATGTTAAGTTTTTGCCCGGCTTCAGCTGCGGAATTACCCATATTTCTAACCTGAGTACCCGTATTATTACTAGCCTGTCCTAAACTGCCTCCACCAGATGTTACCAATCTGTTTAATGTAACAAGATTGGCACTCATTGCCTTGGCTTCGGCTAAGAGTTCTGCTAGAGTTGCTTCTGTTGCGCCATTCATAAGTTAAAAAACCACCATTATCCTAGTATATAAATAATTGATAATATCATCTAATGTTTATTTATCGGAGTTAAAATATGCTTCCCCAACCAAGAAAACACAGTAATCCATTGAGTCAATGGATGCGTCAACCTAAGATTTATATACGGTTACCTAGTAACGGTGATTATTGGCCAGAAGGCAGTATAGAAATGCCTGATAATCTAGAGTTGCCTGTATATTCTATGACGGCCAGAGATGAGTTATTATTTAAAACACCAGATGCCTTGATGAATGGACAGGCCATTGTAGATGTTATTCACAGTTGTATGCCTAATATAAAGAACGCATGGGAATGTCCTACAATAGACTTAGATACCATTTTAATATCTATAAGACTAGCTACCTATGGTGAACTTATGCCTTTTAAATTTAAGGTACCTAATATACAAGAAGAAATTGATTACGAAATAGATTTACGGGTATTACTAGATCAACAAAGTATGAACATTTGGGAAGATGTTGTAGTTATAAATGACGAGCTAATGATACATGTCAAACCATTAACATATAAACATCTTACTCAAACTAATTTAAAAAGTTTTGAAACCAATAAAATATTGAATATGGTAAACGATGATAGTATATCCGAAGAACGTAAATTGGAAATTTTTAATGACAGTTTTGGTAAGCTAACCAGGGTGACCGTTGATTTGCTAGTAGATTCAATATATAAAATTGTTATTCCCACAGGTGAAGTTACTGATAGAGCATTTATATCTGAATTTGTGAACAATACCGATAAAGAGATTTTTAAACAGGTTCAAGATCACTTAAAACGTCTAAAAGACCAAAATGATATGAAACCTTTACAGGTAAATTCAACACCTGAGCAAATTGAACAAGGTGCTCCAGAATCTTACACAATACCTATTACATTTAATAATTCAGATTTTTTCGCTCAAGGCTTTTGACAATGACCATGGCAGAAATCCAGGCCGAAGTTAATAACATGGAAAAAGAGTCAAAAGCCTTAAAAACAGAACTGTATAAACTAGCCTGGTTTATGAGGGGTGGAATTTCTCTAGAAGAATTATACATGATAGATTCTAATGATAGAGAAATTCTAAGTGAATTAATAAAAGAAAATTTAGAAACTACTAAAAATAGCGGACTACCGTTCTTTTGATTCAAAACCTGCTCTACGCATACGTTGATCCATAGCCTGTAACGTAGCTCTTAACTGATCCAATTCTGCGGAACCTGCACTACTAGAAGCTGCACTTGGAGCAGATGCTGCGGCGCCAGGACCACCTACAGCATTTGCTCCTGCTTGATAACCTTTCTTGATAGCTCTGCCAATGCCCGCAGGAACACCTGCTACAGCGCCTATGCCCTTAGCTATTTTGCCTATCCCCTGACCTATCTTGGTTCCTATACCAGGTGCGTTAGGGTCACGGGGAGGTAAAGGTTGAGCTAGTGTAGGATCTGGGTGAGCACTCTGTTGTGCTGGAGCTGTTTGAGTAGATTGCTGTGCCGGAGCTGCTTGCGTTGTAGAGACACTAGTTTGTGGTCTGCCTGTTGCCGCTGCCTGCATAGATGCCTGTTGAGCAGCACTTCTTGCGCCAGCTTCATCTAGAGCTCTTACTAATTGTACGATCTTCATAGCTATTCCTAAAGATATATTAAATCTATTTATATTTGATATATTAAAACGAACTACGTTCGTTTGCTCTTCGTTAACACTCATCGCATTTTTTACATCGAAGATGTTTAGTATCATCTAGATTTAATGGTCATTCTTTGCCCAGGGCGGGCAAAGTTAGGCTTGAGCATCATCTGAGTTCTTCAAGTCATTCTGCATTAGAGCGTTACAGTGGCGGTCGGCCGGTACCACGAGCTCAGTCTTTTCCGACGGCAGGCACATATAAACACGCAGACGTCTATATGTCCGTTAGGGAGTTACCCTTCTTTTTTGCCTTGTTGTTACCTATTCAAACAACCAAATCACGGCTTAGTGATCTTCATCCTATTAGGGTAGTGGTTGAGTTATCGTTTCGGCGACGATTCCATCCCTGCGACGTATAGTCCAGGTCTAGGGCGCATGAAATTAGCCTGCGCTAGCCGTTAACCGAGTAATTTGCCTTTGATGTGGGAGCCATGGACACGGACACTAATCTGTCCGTTATAATATTCGTCTGATTCTAATACTTTTCTTGTGAATTGTTCGCGTGCCTCGACATAACTACACTCTGCTTTAGATTTACAAAAGAAAAGTATTTCTCTTGTAAATTTATCTGAGCCTAGTTTAGTTACGTCTTGATTTAATTGATCGTTTGAGCCGTAATATGTCTGCCAGTCTGAGTCTATTTTAGTTTTGATGCGTTTCTTTTTCTTGGTGCCGTTTTTTAGTTTAACAGTTTTATATGTTGTTTTAGAAAATTTACTTAATTTTTTGCCTATATATTTTTTGCCTGTTACTGTATTGGTAATTAGGTAAACAAAACCAATACAGTCCTCGGGTAATTCATTAATTTGGCTACCTTGAAATGTCCAAGACATCCATCATTTGGCAGACTTTGCCTCTTTCCTTGCTGCTTTTTCTGCTGTGATTTCATTACGTCTAGTTTTAATAGCCTTGTTCATTTCGGCTAAAGCCTTTCTAGCTCGTGTGCCTGCTGCCGCATTACCGCTAGTAAACTTTTCGTCTTCTTTTATAAATTCTTCAAATAATCGTTGTAGTTGTGCTGTTGTTGTGTCCACTATTTTTCCTTTAATTCGCTGAAACTGATACCTTAATATTCTCTAAAACAGAATATAAGCGTATGTTATCATTTATAAAATAATTTGTCCCTATGGCATATCTTTTGATATTACTGTGTTCAGGCTTTGTTGCGTGCATTAGATGTGCTGGAAAAATAAACATCCTGTTAGTAATAGGATACAGAGTATATTCTGTATAGTTATACAGGTTATTTTCATGTATATCCATTAAAAATTTAAAACTAGGGAATATGTTGTCTGTGCCAGGTATGGTTACAATTAATGGAGCCATAGGGTCTGATGTCATAGTTTCATTGAAATATAGAACAGCGGCTATCATTGAATTGGGATGAAAATGATTATGATGTTCTGATCCTTTATCATGTACAGTAAGCCAAGATTGTGTTCTTGAAAATTTATTGTCTAGACCTAATATATTTTTAACGTAATAATTTACATATCTATCAAAAACTTTTCCTATTCTATCTAAATTAAATTCTTCTATTAACTTATAAGAAACACTCAATCCCATGTTGAATTTGTCATAGAGATCTAGTTCTTTAATAATATTAACTTCGTCTACAGTTAAACATTCATGAGGTTCTAGGTCTATTTTAACTATAGGTATTGGATTAACATTATGTACAAATACGTTCATTTGGTTGTTATTTTTTGATGTTTATAAGAATATTTCTTTTTTTCTTTTTTAGCTTGTTCTTTGAGTTGCTTTTGGTGTATTTTATAATTAGCAAGAGCTTCTTCATATGACAATCTACTTGCTTTTATCAACATTCTTTGTATGTTAACTAATTCTTTAAGAGTACTTCGGATTTCTCTTGAAATTCTATAACCTTTACTTTTTTCAAATTGACAGTTAAGATTGTGTAGGTCAACAGACTTTTCTATGTATTTTGAATATAGTTCTTTATATTTGTCTTGATGCTCAGTCGACATAATCTACATCGTTAGAATAACTTGTAAAGCCATTTTCTTTTATAACACGTAGTACACTGTTTACTCTGCCCTGTAGTTCGTCTTTGTGACTGATTAGATAGATATTTTTACCTCGTTCTCTACTCATCTTTTTCAGAATTGCTAGGGCAGATTCTACGCCAGCGGAATCCATTCCGGAATCGACGAGTTCATCTATGAATAATAAATTGATACTTTGGTATATACCTTCCCATACATCTCTGAAAGCAAAGCTCATTGATAAAATTAATCTATTACGTTCACCACGGCTTAGGTTATCGAAGTCAAGTTCTTGACCTAATTGTGTTATTTCCACAGTTAGGTCGTTTTGAAATTTTACAATATGAGGTAAACCTAGTTTATCAATATAGTATCCTAAGCGTTTGTTCAAATAATTTAAATTTTGATCTATTATTTTTTTTCTAATAAAACTATCTTTGTTGGTTAAAAGTTTATAAAGTAATTCCTGATGATCCTTAAGTTTGGTCAGTTCATTGACGGTAGTCCAATCAATTTCTTGTAAGGCTGTTTTCTTTAGTTCCTCAATTTGTTCTTCAAAAGGATTCGTTTCATTGGCTTTTTCTAGTAATGTTTTTTCTAAATTTGCTAGATTATTTTTATGTCCTAGTGCTTCCGCTTCAGTATCATAAAATGTTTTCGGTCTTTTAGGTCCTTGAATAATAGGTTCTATCTCGTTTATAATCAATCCTAGATCATTAACTACTTTGAGTGCGTAGGTCTCTGCTTCTGCTTTATGTTGAATGGCTGCTGCGAGCATTTCTTCATGTTTATGATCATGTAGTTCTTGCTCACAGGCATGACAGCGTTTATCTTTTAACTTTTCTAGTTCTAATGTATATTTGTTAACTGTTTTTTCAGCCTGTATTATAGCTGTTTCTAGAGTGGCCTGCTGTTTTCTTAGCTGCGACAGTTTGCTATCATTTTCAATCCATGTGCGCAATTCAGCATGAGCAGATAATTCTGATTCGATATCAACAGATTCTAAGTTTACTATTGCTTTACCTAGTGTTTCTAAGTCAGTCTGATGTTTAGTATCCCAAGCACTACTTTTTATGCCAAGACTATCTATACTTTTTTGTACATTTTCATTAGCTGCCTTAACTGCTTCGATTGTGGCAGTCTCTTGTTGAATAAGATCTTTAGTTTGTTTGTTTAGATTTTTTAATAATTCAGCTTTCTCACTTAATAGAGTTATTCCTAGCAGTTGTTCAATTACTTCACGCTGATCTGCCGCCCTCATATTAAGAAAAGGTTCGGTATAAGTATTCAATGCTACAAGATGTTTAAACATTGTGTGACTCATCTCTAATAGATCATCCACAGCCTTTTGTGTTTCTCTACTATCCCCTTGGCTTTCATCATCTAACTCATCTGTCTTCAATTGAGAGTCATTTACAAATAATCTTAATAAATTTGGCTTTCGACCTCGTTCAATTCTGTATTTGCTGTTACCTTTCTCGAACTCTACAGTAACCAGCATATTCTTACCATTTATTTTATTGATAAGATTTTCTTTTCTAATATTTGTAAGCGCCTGTCCATAGAGAGCATAACTTAACGCATTGATGATGGTAGTTTTACCTGTACCATTCCGTGATCCGGTGTCATCTCCGCCTAAATCTAAATTTGAGCCTAGTACAAGAGTTAGAAATTGTTTGTCAAAATCTACAGCCTGAGTCTGATTACCTACACTCATGAAATTTTTAACTGTTAAATTTTTTATTTTAAACATTGTTTCTATCTAAGTCCTGTTGATATTTTTCAAATATTAGTCTAACATCTTCCGGAACATCTAGTCTATCTGATTTGATAAATTCTTGTCCCCGCTCGAAAAGGTCTTTACCCTCTGAAATATGTTGTTTTATATAATCTAAGTTATTATATTTCTCATTGTTTAATTCTTGATGTGCGAATGAGCTTAATTTTTTTTGTATATCTGCTACAGTACCCCAGTAGGTTAAATGCCACCCTCCTTCCGGAAAAAACGGCATAAGGTATCGTTGGTATCTTAGCCATTGGGGTGTTTGTTGTCTAGCATACCAATTCTTTGTTATTACACTCCCCCGCCATTCTGATTCTAATCGTTGATTAAAGTTATAGGCAAAGTATGTTTGATTAAAAGAAAACGCTAACCATTCTGTAGTAAAGGCAGCTTCTGCCATAGGAATACAACTCTTATGAGGTATCTCATCTAGGTCACTTATAATAACAGTGGCGTTATCCGGGAAAAATTTAAGTGCCTCTGCAATATAATTCCTATGAGCGTTTTCGATTTTCCATGTCCCTGCTTCAAAATCGTGATCGTTAACTGGTTTACGAGTAAAGTCGTAATCGTTCCTATTGGCATAAAATGGAAAATATAATATTTTTTCTAAATATTTTTTGTATCTTGATTTGTTTTCCAAATACTTAAGACTTTTTGATTCTCCGCTATGAGTTAGATTTGACTCTACTATAATAAAATAATCAACACTGTCATAAAGGTATTCTAATCTACCTTCTAAAATATCAATTTCGTGTGAAAATAAAAAACAATCTAATATCATAAATTTTTGTAGATATCTAATAGTGTAGTTTTATTGTATTGTTCATACTCTAAATTTAGTAATTGTTCTAAAACTATTTGATCTACACTTTCAAACTTAGTTTCAGGGTTGTCTTCGTAGGTTCCATCTAGATTTGTCTTGTCTTGTATCAGACTAATTTCACGTATGTCATAGTCTGTCATAAAAGTTTCTTTAATAAAATTTGCTTCTTCAAAACTGATATCGATATCTAAGTGAACCTTTAGGTACATTTTAGATTTCATAATTTCTTCTTTACGATCAATCAGATCTGAGAGTTTAACAACTCTATACTTAGGACAATCTGGCCAATCTATAAATTCAGGCGTTCCTCCCCATTCTAATATCATCATGCCACGTTCGTCATCCCAGTTATCTGCGAAGTTATGCGGGAAGGCATTGCCAATATAGATTACCTTATCACGTTGTTGACGTTTATGGAAGTGGCCGCTGAAAACATAGTCTGGAAATTTGAAGTGATGACTTTGGAGCTCGCCGTGATCGGGCATTTGTACCATAGCGTTCATGTAAAACAGAGGAAGTTCGAAATGACCAAATATATATTTGCTCTTGATCTTTTCTATGCTTTTCCACTCGTCTCCTACTAGCCACGGAACAAGAGTAACACCATCCATAGTAGTTACAGATTCAACTACAGTAACACCTGGAATGTGTCTTCCAAACGATGAACTATGAATATCACGTTTGTCCTTGTAATATAAATCATGATTGCCCGGAAACCAAAAGAACTGTTCAAAAGCCTTGCCTAATTTTTCTAAACATCGCAAACTGGTATCTAGAGTAATTAGGTTAAGGCTGTTACGATTGTGACTCCAATCTCCTAGAAAGATTCCAGTTTCACAGCCTTTGGCTTGAGCAGTTTCGACATACCAATCGACAAATTCTTCGCAGTCGTCTAGATGTGTTGTTGAATTAGATTTAAGGCCAAAGTGAATATCCGTAAAACAAGCTACTTTTTTAAAAAGATTCATTCATTTCTCCTAAAAGAATTATAACTTGTTTGCTGACAAAGGTCAAGCCTTTGTGCTATCATCTTCAGTTTCTTCTTCTAATACTTCATCTTCGCTTTTAGGCATACGAAGATTTTTATAAAGTTCTGCCTGACGTGCGGTCTCTTCGGCATATTCATGACTGTTTTGTCTAGTTGAGCTAGGAGTTAAACCTGCTTCTTCTAGCATGTCATCTCTAATATTTTGATTTTTCTTTTCAATGTTTAAGATACGTGTAAATGAATTTGTAACGGCCGCAGTATAATAGGCGAACGGATTTTCCGATTTTGATTCGTCAAACTGAAGTCCAATTTGACTAAGTTGTAAGATTGCCTGACCTTTCATTTCATCTATATATGTGTATCCGCGCCAGTTACTTCGTTGAGCATAACGTTCTGACAATTTGATAAACATACGCCCTAGTCCTTCTGTGATTCGCCCGTGTTCCTTACTGAATTTTCCAGTTTTAATTCCGCCCTTCCAGTGACTTTTGCCCACACAGACCAGTTCATCATCATCGTTAAACTTCCAATGCTGAAATGGAGGGAAATTTACTTTTTCATGACTATCTGCTGTAGTTTTTGTAGTTTTTTTCCTACCCGGTGCTAACGGAATATGTTCGAATGTCATTATTCGTATAACAATATCAGTTTTTGGAATACTTTTATAATCTGGAGTGATTTCGACCAGTTTAACTTTTTTATCGCCAGCTAGTCTGGCAGCAGTGAATGCCTGTATTCCTAATCGTTTGGCACGATTTCGTTTGGCTTCGGCTATTGTTCTAATGTTAACTTTATCTAACGTAGGTAATATTATGTCGTATTGTTGGTATTCTGGCTTGCTGAAACTTGAAAAACTACATTTGCTTCTGTGAATTTCTGTTAATAGGTCGCGGTTGTTAAGATATTTTACTTTTCTTGTAGGTATAAGTCCTGTGGTCATATTGTTATTATAGTTCCTTTGATTTATTATAACATAGAATTGCTCTATGTCAACCACGGTTATAAAGTTAGCAGTTTATTTAGTGGTTAAATAATAGATAGAGGACGTATTTATGGCAGAAAATGTAATTGGGCCCGACCCTACAATTCAGCAGTTTGATGATGGTAGTTCTATCCAACAGTTTGATGATGGGTCTTCTATAATAACTGATAATGAAGGCAAAGTTACTGGAGTTCCGGCTGGTGCCGAGCCTGCTTCTCCTACAGCCAGATCTGTTAACATAACCAGTATCAGAGGTGTAACAAAAACTCAAGATCAGCGTGTGAAAATAAAAGTTCCTGATTTTTACTTAAAAAAGTTAACAACTGGGCTATATGGTGAATTAGGCAGAATACAAGGTATTATTTTTCCTTATACGCCTCAGATTTCTTATGATGTAAGAGCAGAATACACTCCTGCTCCTACTGTTCATTCCAATTACACTATGAATTTCTTTCAAAGATCTAGCATTGGTACAATTGCTATCACTGGAAAGTTTACTGTACAGAATGAAAAAGATGCCGGAGTATACTTGGCAACAATGAATTTGTTAAAAGCCCTAACAAAGATGCGAGCCGGAGATGATACATTAGCTGGAAGTCCACCTCCTGTGTGTAGATTGAATGCCTATGGACCTTATATGTTTAATAATGTACCTATAGCAATTACACATTATAGAATTGAAATGCCAGACACTGTAGATTATTTTACCTTAGGCAAACAACAGGAAAATCCAGTTTATGGTGTTAACGCTGTTCCTACTTTAAGTACTATTGCTGTCAACTGCATACCGATGTACAGCAGAAATGAAATGCAGTCGTTTACAGTAAAAGATTGGCTTACTCAAGTTAAAGATACAAAATTTAGAAATACAGGATATCTATAATGACTGTATATTCTAAAACAAGCCCTTATTATGGAACTGTAATGAATCAAGGTTACCTTGATGTTATGACTTTTCGTGATTTTCAACGCCAAGAAGATGACATAGAATATGAAGTTACAAAAAATTATGAAAATCGTCCTGATTTATTAGCATTTGATCTATATGGTGATGTTAATCTATGGTGGGTATTTGCTATGAGAAATCCTAACGTAATTAAAGATTCAGTTTATGATTTAAAATCTGGTATTAAGATATTTTTACCTAAATTAAGCACTCTAAAACGTGATTTGGGAATATGACGCAAGATACTGCTCAAAGAAAAACAGAAGTTACTACAATTAGTAGACAGGAAACAGGTAGTGCTGTAACTGTCACTGCTAAACGTCCTAGTTTTCTTAGAGAAAATGTTTTAAATTCTTTTAGGTCGTACACTTATAATTTTACTCTTGCTGCTATTAATAGAGAAAAATTAAAAAATCCTAATAGTTATAGGGACAAAGATTCTAAATTTGATTTTATTATTTTAAAAACTGGGGGTAAAGGCACTAGATCATTTAATGTAGAAGCTGCCTCTGGACTAGCTGTAACTAGAACAAATGAAAATGAGCTAGGAACATTTACAACAAATGATATAGAATTAGGACAAGAAGCAGTCAGAGAGTTTAACGAAAGTAGTCCTGGTAGATTCGATATGTTTATTGAAAACATAGAAGTTGATTCATTGATGAGTTTTAGTCAGCAGACTAATACCAGTATGTCTACGGGCATACGATTCGATGTATTTGAACCATACAGTATTAATGGTTTTATAGAAGCATTGAACGTAGGCGCCACATCTTGTGGATTTACCAGTTATGTAGGGGCAAGTTTTGTTTTAAAAATGGAATTTGTAGGGTATCCTGACAATGTAGATTTACCAGATCCAAAAAAAATAGAGTTTACAGAAAGATATTTTGTAATTCGATTTACCAAGGTTGAAGTAGAAGTAACTGAAAAGGGAACAAGATATAGTTGTACCTGTTTGCCATTTCATGAAGGCGCAATGGGAACTCCTAACAAACTTAAAGATCCAATTAATATGAATGGATCTACAGTTAAGGAAATACTAACAAATTTTATAAACAATCTTAATGAACAGGTCAAACGTAATGACAGGGAAGCAAAGGTAAGTGATGCGGCAGTAAAACATGATACCTATGATATTAAATTTGCTCAATTAATGCCAGACGGAACACTAAGTTATGCGGATAATGAAAATGAGTTTAGCAAAAGTAAAGTTCTTGAAATTTTAAAAGACAAGGCATTATACAGGTTTCCAGACCC